GTCCGATAGAACAGCGGCACCCCTGCATACAGAGCCGGACACACTCTGCATCGTGCCTTCGCAATTCCACTCATCCCTGTGAAGTGGCATCACTTGGTACAGACCGATGGCTCCGGCGGGGCTAACCGCCGTTGTATCAAGCCAAGGATTCTCCACCATTAAAACCCCGACAAGCAATGGGACAGACAGCCCATACCTCTCGCTTGCAGACCATACGCCGTCCGCTATGCGCTCAATGACCCCGCTGTCTGCACACCCGCCACCTGAGCACGGCCAACGGGCTTGGCTCAGAAACAGCGCAATCGGATCAGGCTCTACATAGACGGGTGCCATCTCCACAACAGGAGTGTCGAGATCAGTGCAACCCGCCAGAAAAAACAGAGCGTAGAAAATTATTTTTTTCATCGAGTTACAAAGTTTGGATCGGTCAAAGGTGCAACACACACCCGATACGCACGTTGGCGCATCTTTTCACGATATGCGGGATGGTACTCACCTCTGGCTTTTAATTCCTCAAACGCATACACCGCCCATCGCCCAACAGCGGAATAGTTTTGATGCCGTTCTAGGTCATCAATGCTCCCGTCATTTACCGTGGCCTGATCGGCCATGTTTTCCAAGCTCTCCCGACCCAGTGACGCAAAGCCATCTATAATCGGTTCTGGCCTAATGGTACGATTAGCCATTGTTAGTGCCCCTCGTTTGGGCAAGTTTTGAGTTTACGTCTGCATCTATAACAAGATTGCGGTAAAGGTTCTTCAACTTCATTGTGTCAAAGTTCACACAACGCTCAAGAAACCACGGGCAAAAGCCAGTATCCCAAGACTTGTCATCATGCCAGTGCCTCCAGAGAGGGTAGACCTTCCTCGCGTCCACAGCCAAATGGACCACCAATTCCTGCAACTCCCTTGAGTCCTCCTCAAGCCTTTTCCTTAAACGGTGGTCATAGCGTGATGGCCGGCCACAAAAATCAATGATGGCTTCCCACAAGGCCATGCAATCCATGGCAAAGTGAACAGTCAGGGGGCCCGCCCCATTGATATCGCCGTCGCTTCCTCTATCTATTGTTGGCATAATGATTCCTTTTCCAATGATCAAATGAATTGTTCCTGAGATACATCCCGTCCTCGAACCGCGCATCCGCTCCTTCTGGCGCACTTATCGCCCAAATGGGTGAACCCCACTTGTCTGTGCCTTCGCTCCACACACGAACGCCGGGGATAATGTTCGAGAGGCGCTGTTTCGTGGTAGTGGTATACCACCCATTTGTGTCAAACTCTATGTCCCCGTCTCTGTCGAAAATGACAATATCAGTGTCTATGTATCTGACTGCGATACCGTCTCTCAGTTCAAGGTGATGGACTACCGTTCGGTAACCTAGCTCACGCTCAGGCTCTCCGCCCAGAAAAGCACTAGCCTCCTGATAATTACTTATCTGCGTTTTCATTTTAGCCATTGTTAGATTTCATCCTCTAGTGGGAGTGAGTCTACGGAAGCGCCAACGCGCACCACGTTCACGCTAGTCTTGTCCAGATCCACAGTGCACATGAAGTGGGCACGATCCTGAGGCCGTCCCTTCATCCAATCAAAGAAGGCTGACATAGCCTCTTCCTTCGATTCCCATACCTCCAGTGCGGGGCTGTCGTCCTGTACCAAGATGTAAGGCGAGCTTATGTGCTTCCCCAAATCCGCAGGGAACCTGTCTATGCGGATTAACTGGAAGCGCCTAGCCTCGCCGTGACTTTCTTCAATCAATTCTACCGTGTAATGAGCCTTGAAATTCAGTGACATTGTTATGTCCTCCTAACCGTGAAGGCTGTTGAGGTCTACAGGATAGATCATGTTCATCGCTACCTCTAACGCTTGCATCCGATCATTGGCATACACGGCGCTAGATGATGGGCTTCTGCGTGGACTCACACGGTACACGCCATGCGAACGCTCACCCTTGCTTGCTCTGCGAATGGTGATGCCAGAAGCGCTTGCGATCTCTCGTACTTGTTGCATTGATAACGACATTTTGTTTCTCCGTTTTAGGAGTGTGAATAGTTGGCCTGAATCATCAGTGGGCTAGTGGCCAATCAAACCCATAGCCCCCCGTGAGGGGGCCTTTCATCTATTGGTTATTGGTCTTGGCTAGGTAGTTTGGTGCGGTGTTGGTTCACCTTGACCATTACGCGAGGAAACTCAACGGTTGGCCTGTCAGTGAAGCGCACCGTGCTAGGCTTTTGAGTAGTGCCTGCGCCATTAGCCCGAAATATCGTAGTCATGCTAGTATCCTTGAGAGCATTGCTCTCCATAGAAGAAATAAATTGTACAGCTTTTTATTTTTGTTTTGCCTAGCCCTCCAGTTCTTGAGTTGGAGTAGCGTTGAGCGGTAGCCCGACATAATCCTTGGTCGGTAGCCCAATTGTGTGCTCAAGGCGTGGTCTGCGTCGAGTCTTGGGCCGTTGTGCATCTGGCGAGAACTTGCGTACAGCGCCTGTAGGCACCTGCGCCCGTCGCCCGTAGAAGGCGGGGTTGGTGCTGTTCAGCGTGTAAGCGCCAGACGTTGCTAGGAACTTGTGCTTGCTGTTGTCGCTGACAGAAGGCTCCACAACCACGCTCGCCATATCTGGGAACGCCGTACGGATAACCCTCCTCATTTTCTTGGTGCTGTTGGCCGACCGCGCCTTCAGCCAAACATCAAAGTTGCGCTCCTTGACCCAAGGATAGAAGCGTAACTCACGTTCTACATCTTTTCTCCAAGCCATTTTCTAAGGCCCCCTGCAAAAAAAATTATTTTTTTTGAACCCCCTTTGGGGTTCTGGCGATTGGTTTGGGCGGTTTTCCCGCCACAATTTAAAGCTACAACAAATGTCAACATTCGTCAACCCTCCCCCCCACCTCTACAAATCAACAAACCCCCCACCCACCGTAAGGTGAGCAGGGGGAAGTGTTTAGGGGTGAGTCAGATGGGATCCGAGCCGTAGGCTTCCCGACTTGTTGCTGTGCACCACCTCATCTGAGGGAACCGCGTAACCTGCGGCATCCCACATTGCCTTGGCCGCTTTGTAAGCCTCGATGCGGCGGTAGCTAATCTCAGCCGAAGACAGTGCGTCAGCGTGGACCCTGATGGCTAGTTCAGTGGCCGCGACCACTGCGAAGCACCAGTGGTTGGTGTCCCAGTTAGAGCCAGTCTTGATCGTGAGCGCCACCATTCTATCGGTGTCTTCTGCCACATAGTGGGCAAGCTCGTTCGCCTCATCGACCAACTCAGAAGCACCAAGCTTGGTGTATGCGGCCTTCCACCAGTTGCCACAGGAATTGATGATGTCTACCAACTCCTCGTCCGTGTACTTCCTATTGTCGCTGAGGTCGATGTCAAAGCGGGACTTAACGACGGCGGTGGTTTTGATCGGGTTGAACATTTTGTTTTCCTTTTTTGGGGCGCTTTGGCCCGTACGTTTGGTCCCTTTTGGACACAACTCAATATAAGCAATATCAACAGATGCGTCAATAGAAAAGATCAAGTAATTGACGGCTAAGCCTTAGCGTTTAAGTTGGTGTATGACTATACCCAAGGGGCTAAGCCCAAAGCAGAGCGCATTCGCGGGATTCGTGGCGTCTGGCCTGACCCAAACGGAAGCGTACCGAAAAGCGTACGATACGAAGGGCAAGGACTCGACCGTCCACGTTCTCGCGTCTCGCCTAATGAAGAAGGACCATGTGCGCCAAGCTGTCGAAGATCTCAAGGCCGACAAGAAGCAAGCCAAGCGCACCCACGAAAAGCTCAACGCCAAATGGGTTCTTGAGCGCCTCAAGTCTGAAGCCATGGACGACAGCAACCCACCATCCACACGGGTACGGGCACTGGAGCTACTAGGAAAGAGTGAGGGCGTCTTCGAAGAATCTTCTACTGTGGTAGTAGAACACAGGAACCCAGAGGACATTCAGAAGGAGCTACAGGACAAGCTGTCAGGGTTTTTCTCAGAGGCGTGATATAGGCTTAGAAAGAGTAGCCCAGAGGCCCACCCGATCCTGCACAGACCAAAACCTGTACCCCCCTGCAAAAAAAATAATTTTTTTTGTACCCCCTCTGTCGATTCCGCCTTGTGACTACCTACCCTCTATCGATTCCACCGTGTGACTACCTGCTTTTCGTCGATTCCACCGTGCGACTACTTGGGTTCTGTCGATTCCTCCATGCGATTACTTGGGGAGGGTGGTGCGCGAATCGATCCCGCCATGCGACTACTTATATATATAAATCGAATCCCCTTGCAAAAAAAATAATTTTTTTTGTACCCCCCTTGGGTGCATAAATATGCGTAGGCGCTCGCGTATAGGCACGAAAAAACCCCCGCCTCAGTTTCGAGACGGGGGCCAAGTTGAGTGTTTCGGTTCGGTTAGTTACTTCGTGCTTTTTGCTCTGGTCCTCGCGTCCTTTTGCTTCCAGTTCGCGTTGACCTCTACTAGGGCCTCGCGGTTCGCCATTCGAACATCTGGATCCTTCCACCCAAACGATACGTCTGCGGGTGTTGGGAGTCCTGCGTCGTTCGCCTGTCTCATCGCGGCATCTAGCGCCGTTACTAGCGCACTGAATGCGTTGGCTTCCACCTGAACCTCTTTTCTCTCATCCAGTACTAGGGAGAGTTTGAGGCCCTTCCCTTCTTCTATGTCAGCAAAAAGGTCGGCACGGCCCCCGCAGTTCTCAAAAGCTGCTTTGAGGTCTGCTGTTGGCTTCACCGAAAAGTTGCCGTTTCGCCTCGCGGCTTCGATCTGAGCGATCTTAGCTTTGAAGTCTGACAGTTTCGGCCAAGGGCCTTTTTTGTTCACTTTGCTCATTTTGCCAGTGGCTTCGTCAAACTCCACCAAGTCAACCTGAGACCGGAGGAAGTCATCGTAAGTTTCCTGACCTGAAAAGCGCTCGTGAGCTTTAAAGACCTCTCGAACCTCACTTCGACAGTACTTGAGCGCCGCGTCCTTCATGTTACCCGTTGAGGCCGCTACGGCCTCTTCGGTTATCCACGTTAGCGTCGGCAAAAAGTCCTGTCCCTCTTCGGTTCTTTCTACCTCTTTAGTTGCGAGGTAGAAAGCCACCAAGGCCCAAGAGAAGCGAGTGCCGATACCTGCTTCGGCCCTCCTAGCATCCCTTACACCTTTTGCTACGCCTCGGCCTACGGACTTCCGTAGTCCCAAGGGTCCTTCCGTTTGTGGCTCTTTCGCCACTGTGGCCGGTTTGGCCATTGGTCCTTCCTTTGTTGGGCACGGCTCGCGCCGCACCAGTGAAGAACCGAAACACTCAACCTGTATTGTCAAAAAGCACCCTAGAACAATGCAGACCCCTACACGATTGCACAAGGGAAAAGATCAATTTTCTTCAATCTTTTAAGTCTATGTAGCGCAATGACTTAGGGGGGTTGCAAAAAAAATTATTTCTTTTGCACCCCCTCGAAAGGTCAATTGGGGCCTGTACTGCGGCCCTTTTGGGCACCCCTCAACCTCCCTTGTCCCGGTCCCAAGGTTATCCGGTCCAACCTACCCCTAAACTTTTATGCACCTTTCCTGCATAATTATGCTAACCGCCCTACCCCAGTATAGGGGGGTCACCCAGTTTCGGGGCCTGTCGCCGCATCGGCTAAGGTAAACTTCTGCACGTTTTATCGTATTCCTTTACCAGCCTTAACTACCCTTTTCGTTTTCGACAAACACTAATCTGATCGTGAAAAAAATTACAACAAAAAAAATAAAAGTCTTAGCCTTGTTTGGCGCTATTGGAATTTTTGCAGCTAGTTATTATCTAACTAGTAATTATCTAGATAGAAAATAACTAGCTAGGTAATATCTAGGGTATTATCTATTTTCTTTTTTAGATAATATCTAGTTAATACTAGACATTATCTATTAACTATGTATTATCTATAGGGGGGGGTTGCCAAAGTGAAAGCGAAGATTCATATCAACCAGCACAAGATTCGCCAAAACGCGAAGAAACAGAAGTGTGAGCCGGTGATTACAGTGAAGACATATAAGAGTAATGAGTATGCTTCATCTGTTTCAATCAATGGTCCGTCTGTTGTGGTTTACTCACCGGACAACCCGCTGTCTTGTGGCGCTAAGGTTTGGATAGAGGCTGAGTATGAAAGCTTGGTTTTGGGGTAATTACCGTCATGTAGTCCTGTTTGCAGTGCTTTTTGTGATGTCTAGCTGTGCTGTTGTAAACTCGGGGTGTTGGTCTGGGCTGAACAACGTATATTGCCAAGACTCAGAAAACTTGAATCAGGACCGGCGGTGGAATACCCCGAAAGCACCCCACTCTGGATTGAATGCGACATGTGCGAGGAGTGGTGGTGTGCCTTCCATGACAGCCATGTCTATGACTGCGTTTGCCCTGAGATTGACGACTTTGTAGAGTTTGGTGTAAACCCCTACTCTACTCCTAAGTCTGACCCTAAGGTCTTATTAGCAATAGCAAGAAAATCGGGGACGAGATAGGTTTCGACACCTCACAGGCGTTGAGCTTGGGGTGGACGCCAGTTCGAGTCT